TTGTACCAATAACCTTTGTTTTGTACATCGTGCCACGCTAAATCATCACCAGAAGCGTCTGTCACTGCGATTTTTTGCACATCGGTTAAGTTTTTTCCCGCTAGGATCGTGCCGTTATTAATCGCCTTGGTCACCGCCCCCGCAATCACCATCATCGCCCGTGCTTCACCGTCTTTATTGGCGGGTACTCCGCGTGTGGCCATAAGTAAACTAAACCACTGTTGCGCGATGTAGGCTTTTAACCATTGCTCATTAGCATGGACACTCATATCTAATGGGTTAGCAACCCCACCACATAAAAAGCCACGTTGATAGAAACTGATATGTGAACCCGATACCGCCGTTTCTCCGTAATAGTTCACCCGTAGTTTATCTAAGCGATCGGCATCGATATCGGTCGTGATTTGCGATGGGAATGTGACACCAAATTGACGATACATATAGTTTGTGGTCGCATTGGTTCGGTCATAATCCGTGGCGGACATAATGGCCATAGGTAACGCTTGAACAAAGAAGTTATCTGCTGTTTTTAGGTTTAAGCCCGTTGAAGCCGTACCCACCAACGCCCCGCTAAAATCTTCTGCATTTTGATTGGTCACAGACAAGTGCAATTGATACTTCACGTTTTCGCCTGCCACGTACTGCGCAAGCTCTACGGCATGCTCTAATGAGAGTTCCGTTAAAAATGTTGCACTACCAAAAGAGTCAGAAACAGCCTCAGAAGCAATAAAGGCTTGTAACGGGGTTTGCGCTGGATTACCGGCTGATGATGTACCGTGGCTAATATTCATTGCATCAGCAAGTACCGATTGACGCACACTAATATCTGCACGCTCTTGTACACCACCGCTAATGACAAAGGCACTATCCAGCGAATTAAATGTGACATAAGCGCTAGCAAATTGAGGCTCGCTTTCTGCATTTAATTTCGCTTGCACAGCTGTTGCAACATCCGCGTATGACGTACTTTCAGAGAGATCAATCCCAGTGATTGTTTTAGTCACCTTGCCGATAGTAATATTGAGTTCACCCTCATTAATCAGTTTTAAATCAGCTAAATCGCCTGTCTTTTCGCCAAACAAGGTAGGTGCTCGACCAACAGGCTCATAAGAGGCAATTTGTAGCTCTTTCGGCTTACTTGCCGGTGCTGGACTGACATAGCTGAAATACTGACGCGCAAAATGCGCCTCGGGGGAGTCAGTACCTAATAAGTCATCCACTTGGCCACTGGCAAACTCAAGCACTTTACCAGCAGGAATTTTAGGGTTTGTTGAAAAAACACGAGCCGTGAGCTTACGCATCGGTACAGCAGACGCGCCAATCACCGCACTCGCGATATCAACATAGCGAGTTTGTTTGATAGACATAACGTTCCTTAAATACGATAGATATCGGGATACAACGCACTCACGGCGTCTGTATCAGGATGAAGTGTGCGATTAAATGTCACATTGAAATCAAATGAAGGGTTTTGTTCGTAGTTGCCCTGGTCATTCAGAAAATAAGGTGTTCGAATACCGCTTGCCCGCTGAACGCCAATGCCTTGTTTGCGGAGAGCTTCAACAAAGGGCAATGAATTGGCGATCATTCTGACAATAGCGGTAATATCACTCGCTGAATAATGGCCTAACTGGGTAACGAAAGCCTGAACTTGGTACGTTTTTTCGGATAACTGGTTTTCTTGGTGATTGGCTTTATTGCCTTGAACGTTATATTTACGCCCTTGCCAGCCGTAGCCGTTTTCATTAATGGGAAAGAACATCACCATATTATCTTCACGGCCTTGCTTAGTAGATTGAAAACCAGCTTTAACGGAGATATCAATACCGACCACTTTTAACTGCAACAAGAGCTGTTTTCGAATGGCGACATCAACTTCATAATCCGTCATAAGTACCCGCCTCGATACAGATCACCGATTTCCAACCGTCTTGTTCGTACCAGTCTGCATCACCCACCACATCATATTTTCGACCATTGAATACAAGGAAATCAGGAGATGTTCCTCGTTGCACAGCTTTAATATCATGAGAGGTATATAAGCGTCGGTACACTTGGCTCGTATCTAATCCCATTGATTGAACATCTTGGGTATCAACCGCTTGCCAACTGCCACGAACTTCTATCGGATCATAATAATAATTTTGGTCATTCCCTCGCTCATCGGGTACCCGTTCTTTAAATCGAAACCAGAGCACCTTTTGCTGGGGAATATAACGTGAGGCAATACGATTTAAGTTACCAAACATTATTTATCCTCCACTGCGAAACTAACCGCTTGAAGCATTTGGCCGGTATCAACTAACGGCTTATCAGTGGCTTTCCCTTTGCTATGGCGACGTGCTCTTGCTTTGACCGTTGACTCTTCCAGCGCTGGGGTGGTGACTGCTTTAATTGCCATTTTCACATCCCCCGCTACCGTCGCACCAATTTGTGTCAGCCCATTATCCAGCGTGATATTGCCTTTAACAGACGCTTTCACTGCTCGAAAAATTAACTGACTATAATCCTGCTTTTTGTCATTCATGGTCGGACGTAAAAATGGGCGAGGAGGAATGCCACCAGCCGGATAGCCCAACTCTTGAATAGAGGCAACATAAGCAATCGGTGTTCCATCGGGATATTTTGCGTGTTCAAAGAAACCAACACTTAATCGCTTTTTAGCCAATTCATCGTAAACCGCTTTTAATTGCGCTAATTTAGTCATTAACGTAATCGCCCTCCTCGCGTAAATCGCCCACCTACACCACGAAATGCTGAACGTTCGCCACCACCACCCAAATATTGAGGGACGCTACAACGTTTGATCAGTGCAAGAAACTGCTGGCCAAAGGTGGTCATTTTAAACCAGTGCGACCAATCCGAACCGGCAGGCGGTGCCGTAAATGACACGCTCACTTTATCGATAGTCACACTCGTCACCACACCGGTAGGCGACTCATCATCAGCAATCATTTTTCTGAGTGTTAGCATGTGTGCAACAACGAGCATCCACAGCTCGTTAGTGCAAACACCCTTACAGGCAGAAAAATAGTTCAACGCAGATTGAGCAATGATATCTATTTCATCATCACCCACACCGTTAAACTGCGGATAGAGCACACGGAATGACGTTAAAGGAAATGTGCTCGTCTCCATGATCACTTACCTTTTTTGTTGGTTTTAGGAACGTCTAACTTTTCAGCTTCTAACGATTCTGGTGTGTCAGGAGCTGATTGGTCGCTCGCTTCCATATTGGTAGCAACTTTTTCGGGATCTTCTTTGCGTTCTTCAACGGTAATATACCCATTGTCACAATGAAGATTGAAAACGTGATTTTCTTTGAGCTGTTTGTATTGCTCGTCAGAAATTTCCGTCACACGACCACGTGGTGTGTACATGTGTTTGGTCATCACGTTCGCTTGACCGGCAATAAACACTTTCCCGTCTTTCACGGTATAGTTCTGGTCATTTGATAAGGTGCAATATGCGTAAAGAGGCATGGAGTGCTCTCCTGTTGTTTAGATATAAAAAAGCCCTCAAATGAGGGCGCAAAAAGAGAAGTGGTAAGATTAAATGCCGGTTAAGCGTGTCACCGCCCACGGACGGGTCACAAATACACCTGCAGTCGCATTGGTTGCATCTTCCATATACCCTTTAATTTGGTTGAGTGAACCTAATAACTGGTATTTCACAGGCACCACCTGAAGGATCACCGCACTGGTTGCCGTTGAACCATCATCAATGCTATCTGCGAACATATAGGCCACATCAGCCCCACCGTTTGCGCCAACAAATTCAGGAGAGAAAACCAGACGCATATTAGGATAGTTTTCATTTATCCATTGTTTGACTGTTTCACCGCGTGCGACAGGATTAGCCACATTCAGTGCAGAACGAAAACCTAACGGCAATGTTAAGGTGATTGGCGTGTCATCTTTAATAATACCGCCAGAGCTCGTTTCAATACGCGAGAACATATCAGTAATATCGGCAGTGATATCCGCAAAGGTTCCGCCTTTCCATTTGCCTTTTGCGGTTTCATAGGCGGGTAAGTTAGGCTCATTCATCAAACCAAAGACGCGTGTTTCAGGGCTATTAAACCCGTAGTAACCCACTCGCTCACGCCCTTGCTCTAATGATTCAGTCACTGAATTGCGCTTTTCTTCCATCGCAACAAAACCTGCAGACGATTGGCGCGCTTCTTCTAATTTCCCCACTTGGAAACCTAATTCGAAACGAACAAGACCACGGCGCTCTTGGTCTTGCGCATAAGACGCTAATGGTACATTGGTATGATCACCATAAAGTTCGGCTTTACCGGTTGGTGTCGCCACATTCAGAATAATTTCTTCATCATGCCACTCGCCCGCATTAACAATACCTGTGATTTCATCTAACACACGCACGCGCGTAGCAGTACGAATGACACCCGGTAAAACGTGTTGCAACATTTCGCGTTGAATTAAGCCCCCCTGCATTGCACCACCGCTGATCGCGGAGTCCATCGCAGAAAAACCACCAAAGCCGATTTGCGCTAATTCCCCGTATGTCCATTTCTGATCAGGGTTAATATTTAGTTGGCCATGTTTTTTGACATCACGACCAGACATGTGAAACTTAATTTTACTGGCTGGCATTATTCACCTTCCTTTGGAGATGCTGGATATGGGATTTCTGTTAAACGAATAATGCCCAAGTGAGCACTTTCTGTTGACTCAAGGTGCCGGCTGATAAAACCAATGACACGATCACCGGCACTAATGGTGGCTTTAGAAGATAATGAGCCGTCAGCTTCATCAAAAACCACCGGTGCGTTGATTTTTCCTGCCACTTCTTTTAGTTCAACGAAAACCTCCCCCATTGTCAGGAATTCGCCCTGCGTACCATTACGAGCGAATACTTCTTCGATACGATAGGCTTTAGGGTTAATCATGATCCCCGCAAATGCCCCTTTACCCCCGACTTGAACAGATTCCACGGAATCATCTTTGTAGGTATAGGCGCGACCGAAAATATTCAGCTTTTCATCTGCTGAACTGAGAATGGCGGAAACAGCGCGAATAGGACCTGCATGACTAATTTCACCGACAACACCAGAAATTAAGCCATCTGCTACTGATTTAGGAATTGCCATTATTTAGCTCCCCATTTATCCATAATTGATTTATTGCTCACTGCAGAGTCCATTGTTGAGCTGGGCTTTTGAGAATCAGGCACACGCCCTTGCATCCAAGCATCAAGAGCAATGGCTTCTGTGCCTTTACTGCATTGAATACCCAGTTTTTCAACACCGTACTCTGCAACTTGTTGTTGAGTCATGGCTGAGTGGTCAAACACACCAATAAATGGCGTTAATTTATGCGCTAACGAATCACGCGCACCGATTTGTTTGAGTAACTCCCCCGTATCCATTGCGGGTTTGGCTTTTTCTAATCGCTTAATTTTACGTTTTAGCGATGCCATTTCGTCCATGGCGGTCATGCTACGATTTAAGCGTTTTAAACGACGATGAAGCCCATCGGTAGTGGCTTGGTCAAGATGCTCTTTGGCTTCTTCAATCGCTTCGACAGCTTCTTCAATGGCGACCTCGGCTTTCTCGACTGCTTCAGGTTCGCCAGATTCAGCCTCTTCTGTGGCAATTTCGGCTTTTTCCACTGCTTCTTCTGCTTTCTGCTCTTCGTCAGGATCAGAATCAGTTGAAGGTTTTTTCTCTTCTTCTGGATCATTATCTGTTGCAGGTTGAGTGCTGGTGATGACTTCCTTGATAATGGCTTTTAACGCTTCCAATTGCTCGGGCGTAAAGGCACCTTCATCAGTGGTTTGCTTCTCTTTGTTTTCTTCTTCGTTCATGCGAATAAGTTCCTTTGTGTCTATGGTAATAACGGAATGGTCTTGCACAGCAACATCAGCGCCAGTGCGACCTTCATCAACTAACGCAAGATGGTTGGCTCTAATATGCCGTTGTATGGCGTCATAACGTTCACCGTTAAATTCGCCTGGTGTGAAATCGTAAACACAGCGATAACCCGGAGATAATTCAATTTTTCCTCCTTCAATTTGGTTAAGCGCTGAATTAGACAGGATTTTGATATTGCCTCTGAGGTAGGGATATTCAAAATAGACTCGCTCCCCGATGACCCCTTGTATCCCTTTTGTCTCTGCAGGCGTGCCGTCTTTCCCTAACATTTCATGCTCATCAACAAAGGGCATTAATTTGAAAGAGTTAATTGTCTCTGTGCTGGCCAGTTCTTCTTGTGGGCGATACACCTTGTAAATTTTTTCGGGTATCGGTGCGCCAATTTCAAACCCTAAATAATCAAAAACCCCAACTTTAGAGATGGGGTTATCTTTCACTTCCAGCCAGCCGTTTAAATCATATTGTCGTTTGGTCATGTCTCCTCACCGAAATCTATTACGGGTGTCCAGAAGCACTTACAGTTTGGTAATTGTCCGGGCAATCCTCGTTCTCCCGTTTTAGGATCAATAATCGGTGGGTTATCTAAATCAAACACTTCACCGTCCAATTTAATATGCCATTCACGAGGCTCAGCACTCCCACCAGAATGATGCCAAACCGCCTTACGAATACCGGCAGATTTCATGCGCTCATAATTCACTGCTGTCGTGATTTTGCGTGTTTGATCAACAGCGATAAAATTCGCCCTTTTTTCAGTCACACTGCCTGTATGCCGAATTTCCTCTAATAGTGTCTTTGCGCCCTCACCACCTTGGCTAATAGAGCGTAAAGCAACACTTTCAATGCGTTGATGAAATTGCAGTGGAATGGATTTAATTAACGATACGTTTTCAGCCGTAGAGGCAATGATTTTATCTTTCAGGGCTTCGGGCATGTCTGGGGTTTTGATGGTGATCCCCCCAGATAACTGTTTGAGAGAATCATCTAAATTACGCTTTGCACCTATATCGACTTGGGAAACAAATTTATCCGCAATCTCTGTGGATTTTTGTTTAAAAATCTTATCCCATTTACGTTTTAGCCGGTTAAGCCAGATGCGTGTTTGACTGGCAAAGCTGGCATCCATCGTAAAACCTTCAAAGTCGTCATTTAATTCACTAAACACTTTTTCATAGTCTTTAATCATTGTATTAATGAGTCGTGACATGTCACCTTGATAACGACTAGCTGGAGCGATTGAATACTGTAGAGGTTTCCCTTTCATTACTGCTTGACGAGAGGTTGCCCATTGCGCTCGCTTCGTTCGTACTCGTATTCGCCTCGACATAATCTGCCTCGTTCACTTCAATGCCGTAATAGCTGGACGCTTTATTGCTGGCCAGTTTTTTACGGATATCTAACCCATCTATCGCACCCGTCGAAGCCAGTGCTACATCGGTCTGCGCTTCTTTCAGTTCAATATCCGCACTCTCAACAGCCGTCGGGCTATCAAGTGGCGCCCATGTGATAGAGATTTCTGTCACAGGTAAACCATCGCTACGCATTAGCATGTCGTAATGGCGTTGCAATAGCTCTTCAAGGTCGTTTGATTGGATACTTTCAAGCTCTTCGCGGTAATTGGCTTCTTCGTATTCCCCCGTTGAGTTAAAGCCTTTCGGTGTAGTGCCTAATAGCTTTGTTGCCGGTACATTGGAAGCCGATGCCACCAGCTGATATTGCGTCATAATCGTGGCGTCTAAATCCGCTAATGACGTATCGAACTGCTGAACAGTGTCACCACTGCCCGTCATTTGTACACCGTAGTTATCGCGCATCTCCATAAAATAGAGCATGTTTTCATTGATGATGCTCTTATCTGCCGACTCAAGGTCTGCAATCCCCATCGTAAGTAAACGCTTGGTCATTGCCAATTGTGGTGCTTCATTGGCTGTGCGTTCTGAAGCGTAGACACGCTCATAAATGCGCTCAGGAACAGAAACACCAAAGTAGTTGTACATTGGCTTAAGCACGTTAGGCACAGGAAACGGTACAAACTTAATAAAGTGAGACTTGTGATATTTACGCCCACCAATCACATAATAGGTCGGCTCGTAGAAATCCATGCTGGCAGGATCTTGAACATTGGAATCCGTTAAATCGGCCGTTACCCATTGTGGATCAATCTGTTTAATACCTTTATACATCCCTTTAGTCACACCATCGATATTAAACGGGTTTTCGTACCACTCTTTCGGGTTTGATGTCTCCACAACGAATAATGCTAAGCGACCGCCGTATACTCTCCCAAAATGAACCAGCTCTTTCAGTTGGTGTGTAATACGGTATTTTTTATCACGTTTACGGAGCTTTTTACTGATAGCGCGATCATCATCGTTATCACAATCAATATCGTAGCCTTGGCGAATTGCATCACGCGCGGGCATATTGCAGGCTTTATCCACCAGCCAGTGTTTAGCGATAACCGCACACATATTGTTGCCGATAAACATTTGTGAGGCATACCAAGAAGCCTGTGACTCTGGTACACCGTAAACCTGCTCACCTTTAAATGAGGGAACATAACTATCAATGCTATCCATCGCAACACCTGCAATTGTGGGTTGGGGTAAATTAATCCCATCAAAGCCCTGTTCTCGCGCCAGCGCAGGATATAAGTCAGTTGTGAATGCTGACCGTTTAACCGGTGCGAGTGGTTCTGTTTTTCGCCTCTTAAACGGCCACCACATAGAATTACCTCTTAGTTGTGAAGAAACTGCCTTTTTTCTTCTGATATAAATCGCGTAATGCTTGCGTCATGGCATCCACTGTGTCGTCATGGCCAGCAAACGGGAATGTAGTAATTTCCTCTACGGTTTCCACAATCCACGGCGCAATATCTTTATGGGGGAGCCACACGTTGCCAGCCTCCCATTCAGCGGTACACGCATGAGCACGAGCAACCTTGCTACCATCTGGCTCGACGGGAATTAACCCTGATACGGTTGATTTGAGAGAGTCGATTACAGCAGGGCCATTAGCTTTATCTTCCACTAACTTACGTCGCCCTTCAGGGAATTTTTCAGCTAGCCATTTCACCGACTTTAATGTTTCAGTAAAGCTCATGCGTTTTCGAATTTGATACAGTAGATAAGCATTTGCATCTTTCTTGCCCCATACCTGCCCCACCACATAGTCAGTACCGTCACTGTCTTTAAAGGTCATATCCCAACTATGGATAACCTTATCGAATTTTTCAGGTAGGTCTTTCGGTAGATAGTACTGAGCAAATTCTTCGTGGAAGATTTGACCATCACCCGGCTTAGGTGATTGTTGGTACATTGCAGACCAAAAGTAATCACCGAGGATTGCTTTTGTCTCAAGGAGTTTGTCGATTGGGTGTAACTCTGGTACCAACGCTTCTCCTTTCTCATTAATGGCAGGGAATGCAAGCACCTTGGTTTCAGGCGCTTTTTCTTTTAATTGACCAGACAAATCATCAGTTGCCCATCGAGTGGCCATGATAATTTCACCGCTATTTTTTGATAAACGGGTCTTAAAGGTCGAAACGTACCAGTTCCAAATTGATTTTTTAACAGTTGGGCTAAGTGCCTCTTTCGAGTTCTTTATCGGGTCATCAATAATGCCGAGGTCAACTTTCTTACCCGTTAATGGGCCACCTACCCCGGCACAAACATAACTGCCTTTGTGATTAGCGATACCGAACTCGTCAGAATTACGTTTAACTGCAATGCCGTTTTCAGGCTTATTGCCTAACCAACTTTTAGGAAATAGCACGCGATATTCATCGGACATCATAATGCGCTGAACATCGGTATTCATATCACCGGCTAAATCTGAGGAATAAGACAGCGCACCCACACGCATGTTAGGGTATTTTCCAAAGAAATAAGCGGGAAGATAGCGAGAAACAATATCAGACTTACCGTGTTGTGGCGGTGCCCCTAATATTAATTTAGGGCGCTTACCTGCCATCATATCAATCAAGAACTGGTCGAGCGCATCACATACCGTTTGAGAAAAATGGCTTGTAATGTATTCAGGGTTTATATACTGAATAAATTCGTGCAAACTACGTCTAGCTATCTCTCTCCTGACTTCTTCATCAAACAAGTCGAAATTGACATCCATAGAGATACCTAAAGTGACAAAAATAACCCTTTCATGCCGTAATTGGCACGAAATGATTTTCATGTTTTTGATAACAATTGATTAACAATAAAACAGCATTAAAACAGAAAGAAGATTGTTACTTTTAGCGGTTTTGGTTGTGTTTTTAGTTGAGTTCAAAAGTGAAGGGGCGCATTAGCATCATTATGTTAAATAGAACTACTTTTCGCCCTTTTTTCTCAATTGAATAAGTTGCTCGAAACTTAGGTGACTTAAATCTATTCCTGTTGTCTGAATAGGTCCACCATCGGCACCCGTTAATTCCGTCTTGTTCTTCAGCATGCCTAAATGCTGTGCAACCATCTTAAGCGCTTCATCTTGATTACGGGTAATAACCTCAACACCAAACTTCCCTTCTTTCACGCCAGCAAATACTCGACGAGCTGGCCCTGTTAAATCACGCGTATCATGAAAGTACGCACGACCAATACCGGCACCGTTACAACGAGGGCAATCAGGATTTGGATCTAATGTTTCATCGTAACCGTAGCCACCCACATCTTGAGGAGGCGGTTTATTGGCTGTAAGCGCTTTCTTAATAGCGTCTTCAAACTCTATCGAATCACGCCATTGGTAATTGAAACCAAAGCCCCAACAATGACGACAACATAATCGACGGTATTCGGTCAGCTCGTTAACGTCTGCAGTTGCGATATCCCACCATATTTTTAATACAGCATCTTGGGTTATCTCTGTTCTGCGTTCCCGTTCGGCTAATGCGTCAGTGATTGCCCGATTAACCTTAACATTTCTATACATCCGACTTGCGCTTGCGTATGCCGTATTTCCTTCACATTTACCACCAGCACGCTTATATGCAGCAGTCCTATTTAGGTCAATAAGGTATTCATTAACGAATTTAGCCTGTAACTCAGTAAGCCCGTAATTGCGCAGACTAAAGGTGTTTTGATCATCATGCGCATTACTGAATTCATTACTCTGCGCATCGGGTATATCACTCTTGCGCATTGGCTCTTTTGCGCTTTCTTTTTTCTGCGCAGTGCGCAATTTCTTGTGCGCAGTTTTTTGCGCACTGGATATTTTGATGTATCGTCGTGCTGTTGAATAGTTTAGTCCTTGCGATTCACACCACTCTTTAGGGGATATTCCTGTTATAGCATGTTCGGCGAGGAACTGTTGTTGTAGCATCCCCCAATCCGGTTTTGCCATTATGTTTATCTCCTTAGCCTATTAAAAAGCCCATTCGTTAAAATAGGCTTTGTGATTGACTCTTATGAATTGTACTCGTCTCTCCGGTTGTCACGCCCTTTCTTCTACCTACAGCTGACGTTGCTGATAATGACCGAAAAATAACAAATGGTGGTATTCATTGTTTTTGACTCTCACTATGCGCTATCTGTCGAGAATAAAACAGGTCATGGCTAACATAGGAGACAGCGACAACGCTACGCCTTCTTCTATTGGCACGAAATAAAAATAGCAGTATGATTAATGAGTATTTATTTTTTGCTTAAATTCAGCCACCCTGTGAAATCAAACTCACAGGGTTATTTTTATATTGTGCTGTTTATTTAAGTAGGAGATAAATAAGAATAATCAATCTGGTATATATACCTACTTAAGCTATACTAAGTAGCTATCGCTATACTTTAATTGATATCTTGCTAGTATTGCCCAGCCTCCCATGCTGGGCTTTTTTATTCCATGCATTCTTG